CGGCCCGCAACGGCCCAACCTGTTCACCTGCCCCGCGTGGGCTTCCAGCGCGGGGCCGGAGTGCATCGACCTGGCCGCCGAGGTTGGCCTGTTCCTGGACCCGTGGGAGGCGTGGTTCCTGATCCACGCGCTCGGGGAGACCGAGGCCGGCAAGTGGGCGTCCTTCGCGGTCAAGATCCTCGTTTCGAGGCAGAACGGGAAAGGGGCCATCCTGGAGGCGCGGGAGCTGGGCGGCCTGTTCGCCTTCGGCGAGGAGCTGATGATCCACTCGGCGCACAGGTTCAACACCTGTGACCTGGCTTACAAGCGGCTGCTATCGCGGGTGGAGTCGTGTGACTGGATGCGGCGGCGGATCGCCCGCACCCCGGCCTCCCACGGAGAGGAGGGCATCGAGCTGTTCGCCACGCCGACGATCATCACCGGGCCCGGCGGCCGCCAGGTCACCCTGTCGCGGACGCCGACACTCAGGTTCCTGGCTAGGTCGGGGCAGGCCGCCCGGGGGTTCACTGGTGACTACGTGGCCTATGACGAGGACATGTATCTGGACTCCGCGGACGTGGCCGCGTCCCTGCCGACAACGTCGGCGCGGGTGAATGAGACGGAGGCGGGCCCGCAGGTGTGGTACGCCGGCTCCGGCGGGCTCGGCCGCCCGTCCACGCAGCTGGCCCGGGTGCGGCGGCGGGGAATCCAGGGCGGCACCTCGCTGTGCTTCGGTGAATGGTCGGTGGTCCTCCATGATGAGTACTGCGTGACCGGGTGCCAGGACCCGGCCCACAGTTCCCCGGAGGACCCGGAGACGATCGCCGCGGCGAACCCGGGGCTGGGGATCCGGCTCACCCTGGAGCAGTCCTACAAGGAACGGGATGAGCTGGGTGACAAGTGGCCGCAGGAACGCCTCGGGGTGGGCACCTACCCGGCGCAGGAGGACGGCTGGTCGGTGATCTCCAAACGCCGGTATGAGGAGCAGATCGACCCGGAAGCGCGGCGGCCGGGGTCGGTGGTGTTCGGCCTGGACGTGTCACCGCAGCGGGAGACCTGCTCGATCGGGTTGTGCGGGATGCGGCCGGATGACCGGCGCGGGGTGGAGGTAGCTGACCGCAGGCGCGGCACCGGGTGGGCCGTTCAGGCCGCTACCCGGCTAGACCGGGAGCACGGCCCGACGAAGTGGGTCGTGGACCCCAGGACGGACGCGGGGTCTTTGATCACTGACCTGGAGGACGCGGGCCTGGACGTGGAGCAGATCCGCGCCCGTGACGCGGCGCAGGCGTTCGGGATGATCTACGACGGGTGGCGGGACAACGACCTGGCCTACCTGGATGACCCGGACCTGCGCCGGGCTGTCGCCGGCGCGGACATGCGCAAATTGGCGGAGGGGTTCGCGTGGGACCGGGTGAATGCGACGGTGGACCTGTCGCCCCTGGTGGCGGTGACCCTGGCCTACTGGGGTCATAAGAAGTTCGGCGGCGGGTCAGACTATGACGCACGCGACTCGGTGGGGTACGGGCCTGCGGAGGTTGCCCGCCTGTACCATCTGGGGATATACGGGCCGGCCGATCTTCTGCGGCTTGCGAGCGCCGGGATCATCCGTGCGGCTGACCTGGGACCGATCTCGGCCGCCGGAGTCCCGATCCCTGCTGGGATCGTCGTGAGCGATTAGGAGGGCCGTTGTGGCCCTGGACCACCCCGTTGTACCCGTTGCCGGGGATCGCGCCCCGGGTGTCAATCAATGGTTGACAGCTAAGGCCCTGCCTGCGGTGAGGGGCCTGGTGACCAAGGCCCGGGGGTGGCGGCTGCACAGGGCTGCTCCTGGGGCCGCGGGTGCCCTGGGCCTGTCCGTCGCTGTTGGGGGATTGGCGGGGCACCTGTGGGCCGGGACCGGCGCCTGGGTCGCCTTGGGGGCCGGGTCGCTGTTCCTGCTGCGCCTAGATTCTAGGATCTAGGCGTGGGTGTGTTCGCCGGGTCCAGGACGATCACCGGCAAGCAGGTGCGGGAGGACTCGACCAGCCTCGGCGGCACCGGCGGGTCAACCGGGATGTGGGGGATCTCCTCCGCACTGGACCTGATCCCGACGAGGCCCTTCCAGAAACTCGGGCCCACGGTCACCCAGGACACTGCGATGCGGCACTCCGCGGTGTGGGCGTGCCTGAGGTTGCGGGCGAACCTCCTCTCGACCCTGCCCCTGGATGCGTTCCGGAACGTCGGCCCCACGCAGGTGATGCTCGGGTACACCCCGCCGATCCTGGACCAGCCCGGCGGGCCGCTGCTGTCCTACCCCGGCGGGCCGAAGGTCGAGATTGAGGAATACCTGTACTCCTCGCAGGTGGACCTGGACCGGGCCGGGAACCACATCGCGGTGATCGCGGAGGTCAACGGGTACGGGCAGCCGTCCTACCTGGAGGCTGCCCCCAGCACGGAATGCTCGGTGCTGGTCCGCGGGGGGAAGCTATGGAAATACCGGATCGCCGGCAAACTGTATGACCCGGGGATGATCTGGCACGAACGGCAGTACACCTCCTCCGGCCTGTATGTGGGCCTGTCCCCCGTCGCTTATGCGGCGTGGGCGATCGGCGAATACTTGAACGTGCAGGAGTTCGCGACGAACTGGTTCGCCCAGGGCGGGGTGCCGAAGGCCCGGTTGAAAAACACGGCCAAGACGTTGAACACGATTGAGGCAGCGGTGGTCAAGGAGTCCTGGCGGGCCTCCATCTCCGCTGGGGAGCCGTTCGTGCACGGGTCCGATTGGGATTATGAGATGATCCAGGCCGACCAGGCGTCCCGGGACTGGCTGGACGCCAAAGCCGCCAGCATCCCGGACGTGGCCCGGTTTTTCGATGTGCCGGTGGACATGATCGACGGCACCCCCTCCGGTGCTAGGACCGGCCGCACTGACATGACGTATGCGAACATCGGCCAGCGGAACGCGCAACTTCTGGTCCTCAACCTGGGCCCGTCGATGGTCCGCCGGGAGAAAGCATGGTCCAGGCTCCTCCCGCAGCCGCAGTACTGCCAGTTCCGCCCCGATGCCCTGTTCCGCCTGGACCCCCTGGCCAAGGCCACGTTGCACCAGATCCGCATCACCTCCCGCACCCTCGCCCCCTCGGAGGCCCGGGCGGACTGGAACCTGCCGCCGTTCACCGACGCGCAGTATGAGGAGTTCGACCACTTCTGGCCGGCGACGGGGAACATCGCCGGTGAGGGACCCGTCCCCGAGGGCGAGAGTGAGCCCGCGGACCCGACCGCTGACACCACCGACGTAGACCCCGAGCTGGCCGCTGCCGCTGCTGCCGTGCTCGGCCAGCACCGCCGCCACCTGGCCCTCAACGGGCACCACCTTAGGAAGGAACTGACCCGATGACCATGAGCGCGGAAGGGACCCGCGCGGAGGCCCTGCACTTCCGCGCCGACGTTGACAACTCACCCTGGGACGCCGCGGCGGCCCTGGCCAAGTGCAAGACCGCGTCGGATTTCCGGTCGGTGTGCGCTGCGGAGAAGACCAACGACTCTGACCCGGCGACCGCCGCGCACTGGGCGCTGCCGCACCACTCCTCTCCCGGTGGGCCGCCGAACAAGTCCGGCACGTCCAAAGCCCTCGGCCGGGTGGATCAGACCGATGACATCGACCGGGGCAAGGCCCGGGCGCACCTGGAAGCGCACGCCGCGGCGTGGGGCGGCGGGCAGTCCTCCCAGCTCGCCCCCGAGCATGTGCGGGGGCTGCGCGCGGAACAGTTCGGCGGGCAGCGCAGGTTCCGCCCCAGCGACGGTGCCCGCCTGGCCACATTCGGCGGCCAGTTCCGCCATGAACTAGTCGTCGTCAACGGCAAGGAACTGGTGCAGCTCGACGGGTACGCATCAGTGGTTGAGCAGGAATACGAGATGTGGGATATGTTCGGCCCCTACGGAGAGACCGTCGCCGGCGAGGCGTTCGACCGGACCCTAGGCTCCGCACCTGACGTGGCGTTCCTGACCAACCACAAGGGCGTCACGATGGCCCGCTCCGGCGGGGCGAACCCGACCCTGACCCTAGACTCCGACCCCAGGGGCCTGCACGCGCAGGCACTGGTCAACCCGAAGCGCAACGACGTGCACGACCTCCTGCTGGCCATTGACGATGAGAACGTAACCGAGATGTCGTTCGCGTTCCGCATCGAGGACTGGGAGTGGGACGAGGATTACATGCACGTCCGGATCCTGGAGGTCGATATCGACCGCGGGGACGTGTCGGCGGTGAACTTCGGCGCCAACCCGTACACGTCGATCGCCGCCAGGACGCAGGAGTTCATGGCGCTGCTGCCGCACCTGACCGAAGGCGCAGGCCGTGCCGCGCTGGACCGGCTCGCTGCCCGGTACGGGGTGCCCGCGGCGACGATCACCCGGGCCACCACCGAGGCGGCCGCTGGGCGGCGCACAGGCCAGGACCAGGTGCCGGCGTTGCGCGGCGGCCGGTCGGTCAACCTGGTGGAAAGGTTGCAAGACCTGAACGGTTAGGCCCTCTGCGGCGCGTCCCTGGACGCGGTGGCGCGCCGCAGAGCCGGGCGCGTCCTTGTGACTGTGCTGATCATAGATCGTGGTACTGTCCGAACTACCTAGCCCCGTGACCGTGCCGGGGGCTTGGCAGGCGTGGGAGATCAGACCCGTTTAAGCGCCGGGCAATCAGGCCAAATGCATCACGCCGCCAAGCGGAGATCAGACCGGGACAGCGGCCAGCCAACCAACCGCCACAGGATCGCGGGAGCTGTCCCCATGCCTATTGCCATTGACGACCTGATCACTTCGATTGAGGTCGAGTACGAGCAGACCGAACGGGCCATAGCCAAGGCCGCCGCTGAAGTGAAGTACGTCCTCGCCCAGGCCCGCGAGCAGGGCCGGCCGAACCTCACCGAGGAGGAGGACTCGCACGTAGAGGACCTGTTCGCCGCGCAGGACCGGGGCAAGAAGGCCCTCACCGGGATTGAACGGAAGCTGAACCAGGCCCGCCGTGCCAAGGCCGACGAGCTGACCGCACGGGAGACCTCGGAGGAGCGCGAAGCGAACCCGCTGGCCTCCAGGGTGATGCCCGCCGACCGGGACAAGACCCGGCAGGTCGCCTCGGTGGCCGTAGGCCGCAACGAGCGCACCTACCGCCCCGACACCGACAAGCGGGGCATCAGGTTCCTTCAGGACGTGTCCCGGGCGTTCCTGTTCGGCGACGTGGAGTCCCAGCACCGCCTGTCCTCCCACATGCAGGAGGAGCGGATCGACCGCGGCGCGAAGTACTTCGAGCGGGCCGCCGGCGACTCCACCACCGCGAACTGGGCCGGCCTCACCGTCCCCCAGTACCTCACCGACATGTACGCACCAGCGGTGGCCGCGCTGCGGCCGTTCGCCGACGTGTGCAACAAGCACGACCTGCCGCCCAACGGGATGACGGTCAACATTTCGCTGATCACCACCCCGTCGCAGGTCGGTGCCCAGCCCACCGGCGAACTGAACGCGGTCCTGGCCCAGTCGATTGACGACACGCTGCTGACCGAGAACGTGCAGACCGCAGCCGGGCAGGTGACCCTGTCCCGGCAGGCGATCGACCGGGGCACCGGCATCGAAGAGGTCACGATGCAGGACCTTTTCCGCCGGTACGCCACGAACCTGGACAACACCCTGGTCAACCAGGCCACCACCGGCCTGTCCGCGCTGGCAGTGGCGAACACCTACAACGGGTCGTTCGCGATCAACACCGCCTACTCCAAGATCATGGGTGCCGCGTCCGGTGTCGAGGCGGCCCTGCTCGCGCAGGCCACCCCGTCGCACGTGATCATGTACTCCTCCCGGTGGTGGAACCTCGCCGCGCAGGTCGGCACGAACTTCCCGTTCATCAACGTCATGGGCCCGCAGTACCCGTGGTCCGGTGGCGTGATGAACCCCGAAGGGTCCTACGCCGGGCCCGTGCGCGGGGTGCTCCCCTCAGGGCTCAAGGTCATCGCGGACAACAACGTGCCCAACAACCTGGGCGCCTCCACCAACCAGGACGAGATGTACGTCGTCGCCGCCGACGAGTGCCACCTGTGGGAAGATCCAGATGCCCCAGTTTTCATTCGCGCGGAACAGCCGAAGGCTGCTTCCCTCGGGGTGTTGCTGGTCCTCTACGGGTATTTCGCGTACACCTTCCGGCGCTACGCCAACGCTGTGCAAAAAGTCAACGGGACCGCGCTGACCACCCCGTCCTTCTGATCCCTGCTGCACCGTCACAAAGCTACGGAGTAGCAGGCGTGAGGATCGTCCGCGCGTGGCCGGAGCACCCGCCGGCTGGCCGTCCGCATGTGGTGGACGGCTGGCCGCGGGTGCCCGTGGACGACTACGACTACCGGGCCCTAGCCGGCCAGGGCGATGTGATCTGCATGGACTGGGACACCGCCGTGGGCCTGGAGGACCTGACCCGGTTCGCCCGGGAAGCCGCCGCGGCCGGGGGCAACGCCCTGGTCGCGCCGGTCCGCACCTACTACGGGCCAAGGCCGGGGCAGTGGAATCTGACCTGGGCTGACGGGCGGATCGTCGGTGAGCATGAGCGGCCGGCGATGGCGTTCGGGTTCGGGTTCGGCCTGGTGTACCTGCCGCATCACCTGATCGCCTCCTACATCGAGGCGCACCCGGGGGAGCGGCTGACCGACCCGGTGTTTTCAAGCTGGCACTTGGAGGCCACCGGTAGGGGGGTGCGGGTGTGCTGGTCGGTGCGGCCGGTGCACCTGCACTACCCCGCCGCCATCAGCGGGCACCTACAGGAGGCGCAGTCCGATGCCGCTTGACCGAGACGAGCAGGACAACATCCGGGAGCAGTTCGCCGGGGACCCGAGGGCCGGGCAGGTGGAGCAGGCCGCCGCTGAGCGGGCCGCCCTGGCCGAGCATGACCAGGACACCGCCGGGCCGGACAAGCGGCTGGAGGGGTTCGGGTACAAGACGCAGGCGCAGCAGGCCGAGGAGCGTAAGGCCGCGGCGGAGAAGCGCCGGGAGGCCGCCAAGAAGGACGACGGCGGCAAGGACGACAAGGGGCCTGCGCCGGCGAAGACCGGCGCCCGTGACCGTTCCACCCGCGGGAGCTGACCTGCCATGTACACGGTGACTTGCCCGGCCTCCGGGCTGTCGGTGGTGGTGGCGTGCGCCTGCGATCAGGTAGGCCACGACCCGGCCGCAGCCGGCGCGCATCATGACCGGTGCCAGATGTCGAACCTGACCGCCAACCTGACCTGCCCGCCCTCGGCCGGGTGCTGCGCCGAGGACCATGATCATGAGGCCACGGCGAACGCCTGCCCCGGCGCCCACGACGGGCAGGAATGCCCGGCCGGGACTGACTGCCTGGTGTTCACCCCGGCCGGGGAGGACTGCCCCGGCGGTCACTGTCACAAGGATGTTGACGGGTGCACCGTCTGCCATCCGGTGATCATCACCGCTGGCATGGGTGCCGCGGTGCTGCGGCCGGCGGTGTCGGCATGAGGGCGGCGTGGCGGGCGTACCGGCTGGCCACGTCGGCGACGGTCCTCTGGGCGTTCCTCATGCTCGGTGCCGCGCTCGATCAGGCCATCGCCCAGAAGGTCATGGCGTCGATCACGTCGGCGACGGCGTTTACGACGCTGACCACCGGGTTTAAGATCCGGCTGGATTCGGGCACGTCGACCGCGGCGGCGGCCGGGACCGAGATCACCGGCTCGGGGTACACCGCTGGGGGGCAGACGTCGACAGCGCCGTTCGCGTCGACTGCGACCACGGCCAACCCGTCGATCGTGACGATCCCGCACACGGCGATCCTCACCTGGACCAACGCTTCGGGCGGGAACTGGTCTATCCAGTCCCTTGACCTGTCCGACGGGGCGGCGGTGCGGACTATGTTCGGCAACTGGAACGGTGCCCCCGTGGTCGTGGCGAACGGAAACACGTTCCAAGTGGCGCTAGACGCGATCTCGGCGCAGGGCGGCTGACATGGCCCAGGTGTGGCGGTTCCCCTGCACGCCGCTCGTGGACGCGGCAGGTGTCGCGGTCACCGCCGCCGCTTTGACCGGCTCCGGTATCGCGGAACTGCCGCAGGTGCCGTCGTCGGTGCTGGTCAAAGGCGCTCACCTGTCGCTGCACGCCAACTTTGAGGTCACCTCCACCTCCGCGACCCCGACAGTCGTGATGTCGTTCTACGCCGGCGCGGTCGGGTCGGTCATCGGGTCGAAGATCCTTATCGCCGCGTCACCCGCCTTGGTGATCAACGTCGCGGCGACATCGTGGCCGGGCATCATGAAATGGGACGGAAGGTTCAGCACCCTCTCGCCCACGGCTGGGGTGCTCCACGGGTCGGGTGCGGTCAAGTCGGGGTTCTCCGCGGCGGGCGGGCTGGCGGCGCAGTTGCAGGAGTTCCCCTTGCCGATCACGCTGGCGCTGCGGACCGTCTCGACGTTCAACACGTCGGTCCCGCTGGAGATCGACGTGGGCGTGACCCTGTCGTCGGTCACCGGCACCCCGTCTGTCCTGATCACGGACCTTTTCGCTGAACTGAGCGGCTGACCCGGCCAGGAGGCGGTGAGCCCGCATGGCCGCCAGTGTCCGCAGCACCTCCACCTACGCCTCGGCGGCCAGTGACACGTCGGTAGCTGCCGTGCTGCCGTCCGGGTGGCAGCCCGGCGACGTCTGCTACGTCTTCGGCGAACTCCGCGCGGCCTCTGGCACGCTATCCACGTCCACCCCCGGGTGGACGACCCTGGTCGCGTCGTTCGCCTGCGCGGCGTCCACGTCGTCGTCGATGGCCCTGTTCCGCCGGGTGCTGCAGGCCGGGGACACGGCTGGGCCGACGGTCACCTGCACGTCGGGGCGGCTGTGCCTGGTCTCGGTAGCCGTGCAGGGCGCGGACAACGGCACGCCCGAGGACGGCGTGACCGTCCTGTCGAACAACGGCGGGGCTGGCGCGCAAACCTCCGTACCAGGGTCGGCGATCACCCCGAACGGGGCCGCGGACCTGCTGCTGTGCGGGTACGGCTGCGGCGACGCGGTCACCGCGAACACGGGCATCAGCTTCGGCACCCCTTCGGGGATGACGATCGCCGCGCAGACCGCGAGCACCCTGGCCGCGTCGACCGACGCCGGGCTGATGGTGGCCAGCCAGCAGCTGGCGTCGAGCGCGCAGGTGACGCCGGCGTCCAGCGCGGTGACTACGTCGCCTGCGAATAATGCGGTAGATGTCCAGTCGGTCACCCTGGTAGTCCTCCCGGCCGCTGCGTCAGCCACAAGCCCTGCGCCGTTGCCGCCGGTGATGTTCCCGCCGCTGTCGCGGATGTTCGGCCCTAACCCGCCGTTCGCCGTGGCGGCGCAGACGCCTGCCCCGGCCACGGTCAGCACCCAGCAGGGCACCGTCACGCTGGCCGCCGGCACGTCACTGACCGCGCCCGCCGTCCAGTTGGCGCCGGCGACCCTGCTGCCCGCTGCTGCCCTGTCAGCGCCTGCAGCCGCCGAACTGGCCCCGGCGACCCTGGCCGCGCTCGCGTCGGTCACCGCGCCGGTCAGCACCGAACTGGTCACCGCGACGCTCGCCGTCCTGGCATCGCTCACATCCCCCGTGGTCGAGATCCCGGCTGCGGTGACGCTGGGCGCCGGGTTCACGGTCACCAGTCCTGGGGGGCTGGCGTCCCCGGCGTCGCTGATCGTCGCGGGTGCTTTGGCCGCGTCTGGTGGCGGCCCGTCCGGTGCGACCCTGGCCGGCGGGTTCACCCTCACCGACACCGGCATCCTGCTCGCCCCCGCCACCCTGGCCGCTGCCTGGTCACTGACCTCCCCCGTGGTGCAACTGGCCCCGGCGGCCCTGGCCGCTGCCTGGTCACTGACCGACACGGCTGTGCTGCTCGCTCCCGCGTCCCTGATCGCTACTGCGGCCCTTGGGGCACCGGCCGTGATCCAGCAGGCCATCGCGTCCCTGACAGCCGCAGTGTCGCTCACCGCACTGCTGAGCAGGCAACTAGCCCCCGCTACCCTGGGCGCCGGGTTCACCGTGACCGACGCAGTAGTGCAGCTC